GATTATTTTACAATTATTTTTAAACAATATCTTGACTAATTGTTAGTAAAGAGATATATTTGTATCATACAAGTTCACGAATGTGGCTTGACCCCACGATTGACATCCATTTTTATACCAAGCATACAGCTTGCTTTCGTGGGGATAAATTTTGAAAGGAGTAATAAAATGAACGAAAAGTCGCAGAATGCCTGTATAGCCATTTGGCTTAAACAAGGCAATACGATCACCCCTCTTGAAGCACTTCAGAAGTTCGGATGCTTCCGTCTTGGTGCGAGGATTTCAGACCTTCGTAGGGCTGGATATGACATAGTCACAAAGATGGTTGAGCAGAACGGAAAGCGTTTCGCTCAATACAAGCTTAAATAAAGGAGGAATACAAATGAGACTTTGTGACAAATGCGGGAAGAAATTACGGGAATGCGATGGAAGTTCCTACATACAATTAGGCTATTCGTTTAACTACGATGTTTGTAAAGATTGTGAAAAGAAATTTTTAATTCAACAAAAGGAGTAAAAACAAATGTTTGAAAAAATTAAAATCTACAACCTAGAAGAAGAACTAGAAGAATTGATGAGGTTTGTAGACAGCCCTGTTGTATTATCCGAAGACAAAAAAACGGATATTCATAAAGAAGAACTAGAGAGATTAGGATTGCTTGCATCATTTTGCAGAGGTGTTCTTTGTGGAATTAAGGTTGGTAGGATTGACAGAGGAAGAATTTAGGAGAAAGAAAAATGAGCGAATTGAAAGTAATACTCGCAACACCACACCCGAAAATGAAGAACGCTTGTGATGGAGCGATTGAAGTCTACTCCAAGTCCGAAGCCGACAAGGTGATTGCGGAGCTGAAACAAAAAATTAACGAAGCACAGACTGAACTTGAACTATGGCGTGATGGTTCTATTATTTCAGAAACGCACCAAAAAGAATTTGACGAAAAACGCCACTCCGACTACAAGCGGTGCTTGGCGATGGCGAAGTGGTGCGAAGCTGAAGCATACAAGTGCTTAACACAACAAAGTGCACTAATTTGTTTTCAGGAAACAGATAATTTCCAATACTTGCAAAGGAGTTTCATGCACTTCCGCAGGTGGCACAAGCGTTGGCTCAAGATTGCCGAGCAGTTCAAGGAGGCGAAGTGATGTGCGAGTATTGCGAAAACGGGAAAGGTCTGGGAGATAGCATTAAAAGTGATGGAGTGTTCATAGAAGGCTTCATTCTGTATGGTAGATATGATGGCGGATATTGTAATTGTGAGGCAGAAATAAACTATTGCCCGATGTGCGGGCGTAAATTAACGAGGAATAAATGATAGTTAAGTTTTACATTAAGCAATATGGAGATGGAGAAGTTCATGAGTTTCATTCAAACGGAAAGACACCTTCTGAAGCTGAATTTGACCTGTATCTGAATTATTATAACAAGCCTGTTGAAATATTGGAATATGTAAAGGAGTAAAAAATGAAAAGATTAGAATGGTCAGTAAACACGCCAGATTTACTAAAAGACATTATTCCGAATGTGCGACAAACGGAATCCATCAGTCCGTCAATCATCACGATTTTTGGAAGCCTTTTAGCCCAAGTTGCCAAAAGAGCCACAGAACTTCACGATGCAAAACTTGATTCGTTGATGCTTCGGCTGAACCTTTACGAATGCGAAGGCAAAAGTGAAGCTCAAAAAAATAAGTGGAGAATGGGGATGATAAACAAGCTTGAAAAAGAATTAAATACTGATAAGGAGATTTAAGATGCCGAATGAAAAGAAACAGAAGAAACAATATCCGTTCCACATTTGTCTTTGTGGGCATAGTAAAATCCGTGATATGCTTAACGAGCTTATCGCAATGGAGAAACCTCTCAATCCTGCTGCTGGTTATACATCGGTAACTAGAATGGCGATTACGGAATACTATATCCGTCATGTAACAGATGCTAAAATCAAAGGAGTAAAATAACATGAAGGGTCAACCACTATCCTATGTATATGTTCCGCTTTCTGAATGGCTATTGGAAGTAACGAAGGTTCCAGAATCAGAATGCAAGAATTGGACGCTTGGAGTGATTGAAGCGATTATAATGCAGGAAAAAGGAAAACACTATTTCGCAGACCGACTGATGGATTTGTCCGCAGATTACAGAGCCAAGGCAGCAGAACGACAGAAGGCGTATCGTGAGCGCAAGAAAGCAGAAAGTGGTATGGAAGTAGCAAGCAACGAAAACAAGGCTTCTGAAAGCCCTAGAAACGAAAAGGAAGGTGCTTTGGTATTGTCTAACGAAGTAAATCCGACAAAGGACACATTTGAGTTTTTTAGGAAGCTGTATGGCGGTAGAAAGGATGGCGTTGAAACGGAATACAAGCGTTTCGTGAACGCCTGTAAGAAGCAGCATCTTGACCCTGCAATTGAGGTTACGAAGCTTGCCGATGCTTGGGCGGCTGAAGATGCGGAAAGACAGGCTGCTGAAGCAAACAATCAGTTTTTCCCACAGCCAAAGAATTTGGGAACATGGCTTAACAATCTGTGTTGGCAGAGCGAACCAGAAAAGCCTAGGGTATCGCAGGTTGTAGGTAATATGTCACAAGCGCAGCGTCTGCTTTTGATGGAAGGTGGTAACAATGGTTAAAATAAATAGATATTGGAACAGCGACCCTTCCGAACTTGTTGATCGTAAGGAACACGAAACATACGAACTTTGCAAGTGTTGCGAAATTGTTAATCAGCTAGAAAGAATGCTGAAAAAAGAAAGATACGAAAAATGGATTGCTAGAGCTGAACGGGCTTCCGATAGAGCAAGAATCTTTTATTTCGTAGTGGATGAAACGAAGTTAGACATTGAAGGATATTCTTATGATTCCAAAAAGAAGAAAGATTGTAAAAAACTAGATGCTAGAGAATGGCGAATTATATGGCTGAAAGTAGAACGCAAGTGCCGAGCCAAGGCGGAGAAGTTTAAGTTAGGTATTTAATGATTGAGGAAGAAATTATGCTAGATATATCAGATTAGGCTAGGGAATCTGCAAGGAAAATCATTGAACCACCTGCAAACATCAAGGAAATATACAATAACTTTGAGGAACGGCTATTCAGATATGCACTTGAATTTCGTTGTAGGGAAGTTTGGGTTGTTGAAAATAGAGATGTTGATCCTTTCTGTATGAGACAATATTTCAACCCAAAGAGAATGGATATTGTAGGATGTAAACAGATATGCTTCAACTTTGACAAGATTATTTTTATGAAGCGTTCTGAATTTAGAAAGCTGCCGAAGTCAAGAAATTTCTCGCTTGTCTTGAAGTATCGTAAAACAATGAGAAAAAAGTTGGGAGTAACCAAAAATGGATAATAAAATGCGTAAAATCCTCATTCAGCTTGGAGCATCTTATGAGCTTGCAGGAAGAAAGCTTACTGACGATACACTTCTGGGGGCTGCAAAAGAAATCTACGATACGATTGAAATTAGCGAAGACGAAGTGGAGTTGCTTTTTCGTAAAGCCCGTGTGATTGCCGATATTCCGACAATGCGAGTTCTGAACGAAGCTTACAAGATTATATGCAGGGATAGACCTATTAAGAACGCTTTGCCACCGCCAAAATCGGAGCGCATAAGCAAAGAAGAATGGCAGGACATGATTAGTCAAATTAAGGAAAAGCTTACTTTTAAAGGAGTGTAAAAATGAGCTACGGATTGAAAATTTTCAACTTGGTAGAAGAAACTGGTAATGAACTTGAAAGGGAACTAAATGACGAACTGGAATAAGATAGGGGCTTTAGGTAACATTGGGCTAATCATATTGAACATCTTAAACCTAATAGTAAACTTAACAAGGTAGTTGGGTTAAAATAATTTTACACAAATAATTAACACAACCTATTGACAATAATCTTTAATAGAGCTATATTAAGTAGTGTTCTGATGAACAAAAGGAGTAAAAAATGAAAAAACAGAAGTATTCAATCGTAGCTTTCAGAATTATTGAGGATTCCAATGATCCCGATGAATTCATCACTCATTCAGTGTATTCTCATAACTTTCTGAATGCTATAAATCTTATGGATGAATATATTTTAAACACCAAAACGAAGTTTCATAGCCTTTATTTGAGTGTAAAAGAAAATTCGGAGTTTTTAAAGACTATTAACTTCAAAACTGACGAAGATTTTATGGACTTCATTATGTACTTCAAGGAGAAAGCGTATGCAGAAGGAATTAACGATTACAAAGAATGGCTGTTGTCTTACAATAAGGACTGAAGGCGGTAGGGTTTACCCACAGGCAACTGGAAAGGTTCCAAAAGCCCTTGACAAGGCAATAAATGAAATCCATGGACTTGTAATGCTTCCAGAACAAGCCATGAGTCTACTAAAACCTCAAATTTAAAGGAGTAATAAAAATGGAAGGAAAACTTACAATCTATGACAAGCTGAATGATTGCAGAATGGCGTTCAAGAAAGCTTCCGTAAAGAAGTCTGGCAAGAACAGCTATGCTAACTACGAATACTTTGAGCTTGACGACATCCTCAACGCTCTTATTCCAATCCTTACAGACAACAGGGCTACAACGATTGTAAACTTTACAAACGAAGGTGCTACGCTCCAGTTTATTGACTGCGAGACCAAGGATGTAATTTGCTTCACTAGTCCGATGTCAACGGCATCGCTGAAGGGTTGTCACGAAGTACAGAATCTTGGCGCAGTTGAAAGCTACATCAAGCGTTACCTGTACCAGAACGCATTTGAGATTGCTGAACCAGATGTATGCGACAGAACTATGGGCAAGAAAGAGTGGAATAAGCAGCCTTCTAACAATCAGACACCGAAGGCGGCTAGTTCGGAAAGTTCAGAGGATAAGACTAGGCGTTTTAGCGCAGTTGTAGAAAAGTACGCACAAAAGAACACGAAGGCAACTCTTGACATCCTTGCGGCTTACGGAGCTAAAACACCTTCTGAAGTTCCTGCCGACAAGAGGAACGAAGTTGTTTCAAAACTAAAAAACACAATTCAACTATAAGGAAAAAACAAAATGGCAAAAACAGAAGTAGCTATCTATACACCTAACGAAGTGGCTGAATGCAAGCCTTCTGAATCGGCTATGGCAGCATACAGATTCGGACTACTTAACGCAGGTAAGGACTTGTCTGACGAAGGTGTGCTTGCGGATTTCATCACCGAAAGGAACAGCAAGAGTGGCTGGAAGGACTTGGCTGACACTGCAAAGAAGTTTGAAGCTATTGCAAAGAGCATCAAGGAAGTTCTGAAGCATACATGGAATGTTGGTTCTTCCGATGACCTTCCAGACACTCCAGAACTGAAGGTTTCATGGAATAAGCAGAGCTATACCTACGAATTTAAGGAATATGAAGCCCGTGTTATTGCGCAGGGTCTCATTGACTGCGGTCTGGTAACAAAAGAACAGCTCTTTGACCAGCTTTCTGTCACGGCTATGGTCAAGGCAGCTGGAATCACAATGGATAAGATGCTTGAAATCTATGGTGAAGGCATCATCACAAAGCCTAAAGAACGAGTTCTTAACATCAAGTAACAATCAACAAAAGGAAAGCAAATGGAAAACGAATACACTATTGACGAAGTCATGGAATATCTTGGCAAAATCCACGAACAGCTTAAAAACAAGGTGAACAAGGCTTGCTTGAACCAAATGTAGCAGAAGCGTGAAGACATTGAACTTCTTGATTCTACTGCGATTGAATTGGCGAAGTTTAGCTCCGTTTTGTTAATCTATTCAAACAGAATCACAAAGCTTTCAAAAAGGCTCTCGCTCACAAAGAACTTGTGGTGCGATGTAAACGGAATCAAGGGTGAAGACTTAAAGAAGCTTGAAGAAAATTCTGAAAAGTTATTTAACGATACGGCAGATAATTTTGCAAAGGAGATTTTAAATGGATAAGAGCGTAAAGGACGATAGGGGTTTCTTCACCTGCAAGGACTGCAAGTTCATTAAAGGTTGCCCCAAATATTACGAAAACGAAAAAACAAAAATGGTGCGCTGCACCGAGTTCAAAAAGGCATAAACTATGGCATATCTAAACAAGGTAATGATTATCGGTAATGTAGGACAGGAACCGAAAATCTTCAATTTCCAGAACGGCAAGAGGAAAGCTTCCTTTTCAGTTGCTGTAACGAAGCGTTATCGTGATTCCAACGAAGAACAGAAGGAACAAACAACTTGGGTTAATTGCTCCGTTTTCGGTGGACTTACAGATGTAGTTGAAGATTACGTTGGTAAGGGTTCGCAGCTGTATGTTGAAGGTGAACTATCCGTAAACAATTTCACCGACCAGCAGGGCAACAAAAAGACAATCACTGAAGTTCGGGTGACATCCCTTCAGATGCTTTGTCAGGTGCTTGGTCAGCGCAATTCGCCTAGCAATGCTAACAAATCTTCGGGCTTTGCAACAGGCGATGGATTTGACGAAGATGATGGAGATTGCCCGTTCTAATGAGAGTTGATTACATTCTCTTGAAGCCTAGAAAGTTGAAGGCTAGTGATGATGTAGTAAAGGCGATTCGCAAGGATAGGAAATCAGGTGTTTCTTTTAGAAATCTTGCGAAGAAATACAAGCTTTCCTTTTCTTATTGTTATTACCTGTGTTTAACGGGTGAAAACAAGTTGGAATATCAGCAGAAGATGCAAGAATCTTCAAAGCGTTACTACGAAGAAAATCGTGACGAAATCATCAGAAAAAACGGCATCCACACCAAAAAGGTGCGTGAAGCAAAACGAAAAATTATCCAAAAGAAGGTCAAGAAAGGATGTTATATAGGTCGCAATCAGAATCTGTAAAACCCGTAGAAATTGACTATTCTAAAGGAAAAATCAAAAAATGCACTTACACCCGTGACCAAAAGCCCGAAAAAGACCCCTTTGATTGCAAGTCTTTAAAAGGTGAATGGTTATAAAAAAAAAGGAGAAATAAAATGGGAATTATTGAAATCCTCACAATCGCTTTCATCGTAATGAAACTTGCAGGTTTTGGAGCCTGTGCAAATTGGGATATTATCGCTTGGCCTTGGCATTGGAGTTGCCTTTGCCTTGAAATTTGGGTATTCCTTGTTTACATTGCGATTATTATTATCGCTGCATTCTTGAAAGGAGTAGCACAAAGATGAAAACCGAAATTGTTCAGAAAATCGCAGAACATCTTGAACACGCAAAATCCAAACACCCTCTTTTCTGCGTAAGAATTTGCGGAGAAGGGACTACTTTGGAAAACGTGAAAGCACTTCTCAAAAGAAGCCGTGAAAATCGTGACATTTTCAAGACAGCCGATTGGGTTCTTTCGCAAGAAGTGCAAGAAGTCTTTGAAGCTTATCTTGAAGGGCGGTACGAAGATTGCCGTGAGGAAATCTTTGATACTATAGCGGTGCTTTTGCGTATGGATGAAAAGCTTGACAGCAAGGTACACTAAGATGGATTCGCTGAAACAGAAGCTGATTGAATCAAGCGAGAGGATGTTCCAAAACTTTCTTTCAAAAAAGAGCATGGCTACAAGCCCTGCTGCAAACAAGAAAGCTTATGAGCATAAGAGGTGGTTACAAACGAAAGAACGCTTGGCGACCGACCCAGAATTTGCCGCCCGTTACAGGGCTATGCAAGCAGAAGCGCAAAGAAAGCATCTGGCAAAGAAGCCTAGACCACCTCGCAGGATAGAGCTACAGGATAGACCAGAGCAATATGAGAAGTATCTTGCCGACAGGCGAAGGCGATATGCTGAACGATGTGCTAAAGACCCTAACTATAGGGCTGAACTAGCGAAAAAGAATCGTGAAGCGAAGGCTAGAAGAAAACTAGCGAACTGGAACCCTGTAAGCAGTAATGAAGTCCGTCCTGTAGGTCAAAGGTCTTATTCTGACAATTCCGTTTGAGTTGCTTACCGATGTAGAACGGCTGTTACCTCCACCAGCTTCAATCATGAACTTATCATCAAGAGCTATGCTGCAATGCGTAGCTCTTTCTTTTCCCCAGAAACACACTTCCAAGCCCTTTATTTCAGTTTTCCTTACCTTGGCATACCCTAGCCTTGAAAAACGCTCTAGAAGCCCCTGCGAAGTCCAATCTCCGTTAGGCAAGACACCGAAAGCCTGTAGGCATTCAACAACGAAACCAGAACAATCAAATCCGATAGAGCCGTTTCCGCCCCATATATATGGCTTGCCCAAGAAAGCTAAAGCGTAATCTCTAAATTTTATCAATCCACTCTCCTGTACGAGAACGATGAAGGTAGTTTTCTGCTTTGGCTACATCGTCTTCCCAAGATTCACCCTCTTTTAAGCCAGCTCTCAATAGGTACTTGATTGCGTTACCTACGCAGTAGGCCGCTTTTCTTGGAAGTTTCTCTCTGCTAACAACACTCTCTATGAGCTTGATTGCTTCAATTCCACTCTTATCGTAGTGTTCGCCTTTGACTTTGTTGTAAACTTTATTTTTCATTTATGGTTTGCCTTTTTGACGCTTTTTTTATTTATATTGTTATAGCGTATATTACTCCTCACATAAAGCTCACTGGGTTTAGTTTGTTTTCCCCAGTGAGTTTTTTTTACAATTTCTCAATTAAGAAGGTTACACATGAATTTTCTGACTTTACGGCTTCCGCACTTATCTTTCTTACAATTTTCCAGTTATCATCCTTGATTACTTTAGCGTCTTTAAGCAGGTCAAGTATGCTGGAAATCTGGTTATCGGTATCACGGGTTTTAAGGTCTTCATGTCTGAAAACGAAAGAAATCTTTACAGGATTGTCAAGAGGTTGGCAAGGTATGCCTTGATGCAAAAGTTCAATCTGTTTAGTCTTTAGCCACTTGACATATCTTTCGGAAGGGATGTTTTTTCCGCTACGCAGTCCTATTCTATTGTTCTTCTTTGAAGGTGTTTCGCCCGTAAGTGTGTAAGAGCAATAAATCATTTCTTTAGTTCCTTTATTGCATATACAAAAGTAACAATCATTTATCAAGCCTGTCTAGCAACGAAGTAAGATTGTCTATCTTTGTTGACAGAACTCCTATGCTGACATCAAGCTTGCCAACACTCTTGCGAAGCTCGTTTATTTCAAGATTCTTTTCAGACAAGGCATCGTGGATGTGCTTAATCTCGTTTTCGTTGCTCAAACACTTGTCACGGACATTCGTTAGTTCGTCTGTATTCTTGTTACTTTGTTTTGCATTCGTCGGCATAGTCTTTCGGTAAATGTAGAAACAAAGTACGATTACGACTACCAATGGTAATGCCGTTGGTGCTACGTATGGAATCAATGTCTGTATGAGTTCGATCATTTACTTTACCCTATGCATCACAGCATACCCTTATGTTGCATTGCTTGCTTGCGGCATCAGAATAAGTCCATCCGCTGTAATCAACATTTGATGGTCTAATCCATATGTTTTTCCATCCTATTCCCGAGTCTTCTGGCCCCCAAAACCATACTCTGTTGAATGTCGGAGTAGTGTTGGGCTTATTGTACTTGTCGGATGGAATGGCGCTGAATCCACTTGAATTTGTAGCGTTAGGCCATACGGAGTAACCAGTGCTTTGTAGTGCAGCGTAACCTTGTGAAACTAGAGACATGCAATCCGCTGCGTTTGGTCTTCTCCATCCTGTAGGGAGCAAGGCGTCAATTTCAGCGAACGAATCTGTTCCGTAGTAAAATCCAAAGTCTTGATGGTTGTAATCTCTATACTGCCGTGTACCCATCGTGTAGAGCTGAAGGTTCTCCGTTATCCACTTCCTTCCGTCAATAACGACATAGTTGTATATCCTGTCGCCAATCTTTACCTTGTTGGAAGCTGGTGAAGTTACTTGAACTAAAGAACCCCCGTTCTTTACAACAAGATTAGGGCCATCCATGTTGAAAAGCATTACTCCATCTTTTGCGTTAGGGAAATTTTTAACAAAATCTGTTGAATTGTCGCACTGAAGGCTTCCAATCAAGTCGCTCTTTACACAAGGTATGTATATATGACCCCATGCAAAGTTAGGTGGAACAATTATGCCTTCACAATGTTCCAGTATGACGCTTTCAAGTTCCTGTCTTGGTGGACGGCTTTCGTCAAATATACGCTTCTGAAAATCCCACTCATAGAACTCGTTACCGCTGTAGTTTACATCTGCATAACTTCCGCAAGAGTTTGAAATCTTTATTGTCGTGTGATTTCCCAAGGATATGGCTCTGTTGCCATAGATATTCTGTCTTGCAAGCGGTGTGCTGATAAAGAAGCTATTGTCAATCTCTACATGGAAATCATCATCATCGTCAAACTTGAAGAAGTACCCCTTATTGGAAGTAGGAAGCGGATGGCTCTCATCACTTTCAATTTCAAAGTTGCAATTAGTGAACTTTGCAGAAGTGTAACGCATATCTACAGGAGCTGATGCTACAACCCACTTGTTAAACTTAACGATAGTATCGGCAGGATTGTAAATCCCGAAATTGCAGCAGTCAAATTCTATAGTAAACGATTCTTCTAGAGATATTGACTGACTACCTGTTCTATTAACAGTAAAGAAGCAGTTTTCAAATCTAGTAAGATAAGTCAATCCCTTAAAATAGACATTCTTGTTGTTCAGTGCCATTGCAAGTTTCTTGAAAGTGCAGTGCCACTGAAGTCCGTCACCACTGCCATCAAGTGCTGGTGTATTCAGAATACCTACATCAAAACCTTGTATTGCAAGTTCTTCAAATTCATACCACATATTGTTAGTATTGTTTACAGCCATCTGGATGCAAACACAATTATGAGAATCACTGCTAGTGAACCAAGGTCTATTCATCAACACGCAGTTCTTTAACTTAAAACCACGCTGGGTCAAGTTGAACATAGGTGTTGTAGATGTTCCGTAACTAGTCGGGTTAAACCAAATGCGAGGAGCATATCCTGTAGTAAAACCACAGAATCCTATTACTTCAATGTCTGGAGAATTTACATTCCAAGAAGTTTTCATTAGGTACGGATAGTTATCGCTACCACAATCACGAAGCTTAATCTTCCTAATGTTCAAGGAAACCATTCTTTCAAGAACGGGTGTCAAGTCTTGCTGCGAGTATCTATCATAGCCAAGTTGCTCTGGATAAGCTTCAAGCCTATTCTGTAGAACAGCTAGTTTGCCAGTCGCTAATGATACAATATCCATTCCGTTAGCTGTTCCAGTATCAGTTACAAGGTATCTTGAAGCACCCATGTCACCGCTAGTATGGAAGCCGTTAGTTTCAAAATAGTCACCTACGGACAGGTTTGCTGCATCTGTAATGGCATTCTGCAATGTTCCGTAGATTGTAGTTCCGATACCGCCACCTAATGAAGTAATCTGGGTAAGGGTATTGTTAATCATTACCCAAGTGTTGCCGCTTGCGTCAACCTTGAAGACTGTCTTTCGGTGGTTATCATCAGTGCCGTCACCGACAGAAAATAGTCTAGTGTCAGGTGCTTCGTAATCGTTGTATTTTCCGAATACAGCCTCACCATTTACCGCAATTACACCTAGTCCATGAGCGAAAGAGTTCTGGTTGTTTGCTTGGCTGAACTGACCCCCTGCATGGGAATTAGCACCAGAAGCAATCGTCTCTTCTCCTTCAGCGTGAGAAGCTGCCCCCGTAGCCTTCGTTTTCCTGCCTTCAGCGTGTGCAGCCCCCTGCGATGCTTCCGTTTCAAAGCCTTCCGCGTGAGAGCAGGCATTTGACGAAACGGACTTGTCTCCTTCGGCGTGAGAAGTTGTACCAGATGCGACCGTCATGTTACCTTCGGCATGAGAAAGCGCTCCGGATGCGGTCGTTCCGCTTCCTTCGGTATGAGAAGCAACTCCACTAGCCTTCGTACTGTCGCCTTCTGCGTGGGCAAATACTTCAGTGGCCTTAGTAGAGTAGCCTTCTGAATGTGAATAATGTCCTGTTGATTCTGTTAAAGTACCTTCAGCGTGAGAACCATCACCTGTAGCTTTGGTTGACACGCCTTCTGCGTGGGAACCACCACCAGTAGCTTCCGAATAAACACCTTCGGAATGTGAACCGCTGTTTGTAGACTTTGTTAAGTGACCTTCAGCATGGGAAGCCCTGTACGATTCTGGAGAACCTTCATTTCCAGAAACGCACTGATAACCTTCAGAATGTGAGTACGGACTAATTGATTCTGATAATCCACCTTCAGCATGGGAATAGGATGCTACAGCCTTTGAGTACCAACCTTCTGCATGGGAATAGTTTCCTTCTGCTTCGGTATACATACCTTCTGCATGGGAAGAGTTCCCAGACGCTTTGGTGCCATAGCCTTCTGCCCAAGAGTTTGCTCCAGAAACAGAAAGATTTGCGCCATTGTTTGAAATGTTATTGTTCTCGTCAATTACGATTGGAAGGCTTGCTGTGTACTCTTCTCCACCACCACCGCCTTCACCAGAATTTGCACTAATGTTATCCCATAGTTTAACAAATGTTCCAAATCTGTCAGTAAGGACAAATTTGTAAGACTTGTCTTTTTCTAGAACTACTTCAGCCCTTCCAGCCATATCAAGAATGATAGGGTTGGTGTTCATGTTGGCTGTATCTGTACTTCCAATAGTCTTGTAAGTTACGATGCTTTCTCTAGTACCTGCCTTGTATGTGTACAATCTACCATTTGCATAAGGTTTCCCGTTTGCGTTCAAGAATTGCTGATTGTAAGCAGGGGGAAAAGACAAGTTTACATTATTAGCCATAAAAACCTCTGTATATTCTCTGTATAATATTTTACACCTTTTCAAATTCAACTAGCCAATCTATAGTAGGCATGAACTGCTGTATCTTCTGGATTGTAAGTTCATCGCCATAAGTCATGTATAGGGCTTCTGTTGTTGAAGTTTCTCCGTTCTTTGTGTATTGAATCCTGTCGTTAAGAGGTATGATTTCGGCTATATCCTGCGGCTGTGGCCCAAGTGAGCCAACCTGTGTCAAAGGTTTAGCCTTTACAACGAAAGCGTCAATAGAACCAAGCTGAAAAACCTTTGATGCAAAGAAGCTGTAATCACTAAACTTCTGTACACTAGCCTTAAAGTTTGGTATTGTTGAATAGCTTAAATAGTCTATAGTTCCTATAGATACATCCCACGATGCTGTAGGAGTTGTAGAACCATCTGTTGACGATGTTAGCATGAACGATGTTATTTTTACAGGTCTTAAATAGACATCGCCAACGAATGTGTTTCCTTCAATATTGTAGCCTTGCAAGCTTTCATTTGCCCAAGTACCGCTATTTAGGGATGTTGGTATGAAGGCTTCCAACGGAGAACCGCTGTTGTCTACATTGAAGTTACAGCTATTTACAACAATGTTACAAAGCGTTACAGCTCCACTTGCTGTCTGTAGGTAAACAGGCTTGTTGAAGTCGCATCCGATAAACTTCTGTTCAAGAATGTTGTGGCTATTCGCAATTAGCTTTACAGCACCATTGAAAGAACATCCTTCTGCATAGCATTCATCAACTAGAAGCGTCTTGTTTTGAGCTGTACTTACATGACAATTCCTAATATTTAGAGAAACCTTCTGCAATTCTTGTGAGTACCCGTAAATACTTGAATCCTCTGCATCAAAGATAAAAGCTCCGTACTCGCTGAAGAAAGAACAATCCTTTAGCTTGATCGTATCAATGGCTGTACCAGTTCCAGTTTTAAGAATAGTTACAAAATCACCATTGACAAACCTAAATGTCTTTGCAACATTGTCAAGAACTCTTGTGTAGGTTACGGATTCACCTTGCAAGTCAAGATTCTTTTTTGCAGATGAAAGCATGATATTTACTGCATCATCTGAATTTACGTACATCTTAAAGAAAACAGAAGTGCTATCGTCAAAGTCTATAAGGCCATCAAGCTTCCATTCATCATTGAAATACTTTAGAGTTGTCCTGTAATTACTTCTAAACAAGGCTCCGCTTGATGGAATAACTACAGAATTGTCTACCTTGTCGGTAAACGATTGACCAGAAGCGTTTACCTTGTTTACAATAAATTTTGTTCCTTGCGATTTTGGAGTTCCGTCAATATTCCAGATGACAAAAGCGTTCAGAAGTTTATCATTGTCGGTAATCTGATTCTGGTTGATTAAGCCACAATCAATAAAAGATACTCCCGTTCCGCAATTAGAAAAACACTTACCTACAAATTCGCAATCTTTGAATGTTGTGTTGGACGCAATAGTACGATGGTTTTCGTTAGTTTCAGAACCGATAAATTTCCAGTTATTGAAGGTATTGTTACTTCCAGAAATTGCGTTGGTCTTGTTATCATTCAAGAAACAGGTGAGTCCGCTGAACAGCGAGCAAGCGTTAAGGCAATCTTGGTCTCCGTTAATCCAAGATGTCTTGAAAAATCCTTTTCCAAAAGATATTGTTGTCAAGAGGAAAAGGTTGGAAAGCTTGCTATCTTGAATTGCGCTGAATCCACCTGCGAATTTAATTACGATAGTTCCTATTGGTGTAGGTACGTCAAGGTAACCTTCCATGTCAAAAATAATCTTGTTTGTTTCCGTTGCTGATGTCGTAACGGGTTTATTGAAGGTTAGTCTTGTTCCAGAAGCAAAGATATAGTGTCCTGCATTGAAGAATACTTCTTTACATAAAGCACTTCCGTTTGAAAATGTTGCAAGTGCCGTAGCCTTGTCTGAAAGCTCCGATGTAGAAATTGTAGAACCCATATCTGGGAAGACACCGAATGTTGTAGCGCAAAGAACTGGTGTCTCGCAAAGCTTCCATCTTCCAGCAGTAGTATATCCAGTAACGCTCGTTACTATCGTAGAACCATAATCTTCGGCATCGTTGTTGCCTTCAACCCATACATAGGTTCTAGGCTCAATCCCGTCTTCTTTGGAGTAATAACCTACAACAGATACAACTCCGTGTTCTGACGGGTCTACAAGCCTTAAATCTGCTATAGTGTCGCAGAAACCAGAAGAAAGGTCGCCTCCGCCTTCAGATTCTTCGGAGCCGCCATAAGCCTTGAACTCTTTTACTAGATTCCAGTAAGTATCTTCGTTTGCATGGTCTCTCATGGAACCAATGTCAGTACCTGTAAACTTTTCAACTCTACAGGTGTAAACGCCAGTATCAAGAAAAATCTGATGTTCAAGCCTTCCGTCCTGCAAGGTGTATTGGGGGTTCTCGCCCTGCGTTTCACCCTGCATATCGTAAAAGATAGACTTATATTGAGTAGAATCAGCGTTGAAGAATTTTACTCTTCCGATAAGCGGTTTGCCATTTTCGTCAAATAAAGTCTGCCATTGGTCTGTAAAAGAAATACGCATTATTATTCTCCTTTGAAAGGAATATTGAAAGAACCTTTTTGACGCATCCTAACAAGAGGACTGTCATAGAAGTAGTTTACTAGTCCGTTTTTGAAGGCACTTATGTTACTCTGTTCTGGGTTGACTGGCATGATGTTTTCATCATCGCTTAAAATTCTAGTTCCACCCTTTGACATTGCATAAGCTCCAACACCTGTAATTTTATTGCCCAAAAAACCAACCAAAGGAGAATAACCCTTCTTAAATTCCTGTAAGGTTTCTTTGGTATTCTGAAGATTCTTTGATTTTTCAATTTTTTGTGGAAGTTCAGCAACATCTTTTTCAGCAGCCTTTATACTCTTAACATTTTCAAAAGCTTGCTTTCGTACAAGATTTGGCGAAAGTTCACGCCTTACTTCAGCCGCAAACTTTTCTGGAGAGCTATATACTCCACCAGCTTGCTTTGATACTTCTGATAATGTCTCGGAAATTTTCTTCAAGGTATTTTCGGACTTTAGCGATTCAAGTCTTGCGTTTAGCTCTTTTTTCTTATCTTTATCGGATAGGTGATTTACCTTCTTGCTTACATTTTTGAAAATGTTTGTATTCTCTATATATCCTTGCGAGAAGTTTTCTGGCAAAGTACCTTCTTCGTAATTTACTTGGGCTGTCTTGAACTTATCATAGAAAAGTTCCTTCGCAGCTTTTTCGTCCTTTACGCCATTTGGGAAATTTCTATTTACCCAAAGATTGTAAAGATTGTCCATCTTTGAGCCACTTGCCTTTGTTATGACGGCTTCTGCAACAGGTTCATCAAGATATGCGTTCATTTCGTTGAAAATTCTGATTCCATTTTCAACGGATTTTGATTCATCAGTCAAATCAATTCCACGCATTTTCATTGCTTCAACATATTCTGGATTTTTTGCGTAGAACTTTGAAAGATTTGCTAGAGCTTGTCTAGATTCACTTTCAGCACCTAAAGCAACACCTGCCATAGGGTAATAACCTGTAGCTTCAGATACAATCGTTTGAGGTGTGTTAAAATCAACGCTTTTTGACCTAGGCGTGTTCTGAATAGGAGAATTTATGTTAAACCCTACCTCATAAGGAGAATTATCAACAGCTCCGAAATATACAGGGTTTCCTACGATATGCGTTTTCTCCATTTCAATAGCTTGATTCAAAATGTCGTTTGGTTTTGAAGAATAAATGTCTGTAGGTTCACGGAAATTCCTTGCATAAAGGTTTATTCCGCTTAAACCTTCTTTACCAAACATATTCTCTCTTGTTTTGATTGATTTCAATACATTTTGTGTTTCATTAAGTTGTTTCTGTAAGTTGTAATATTCTCCAACTTCCTTTAGTTCATCGCTAACATTTTTTACCTTTTCGTCAATAAAACCTCTGTTAGTTATTTTAGGAACAAATTTACCAAGCTTGTAAAAAGCACTTCCCATACCAGCTCCAAGACCAAAACCTTCAATAGTATTTATTGGAGTTGGTACAGCCTTTTGCTCTCCCTCTAAAGTAGACTTTGCGCCAATTAAACCACCCTTTAGCGAAGCTTCACCAAGCATTCCCAAATTTAGTGCATTAGCGGTTTTACCTACTTTTAAGAGTTTAGAAAGTTTTATCCAAGGACTGCCAATCATAGCAGCATCAAAACCAACTTCACCAATGTTCAAAACAGGGCTTTGACCAACAAAAGGAATTTCTGTTTTTCCCACAAATGGAAAATCCGCTTCGTAAGGTGGTAATGTATAGCTTGTAGGCTGAATAGCACCAGCTTGCTTTGCTTGCTCAATTGTATTGAAGTAAGGAAATTGAAGTAGCCTAGCTGCTCCACCTATAGCCTTATCTTCAATAGGTCTTTCAGATAAAGCCTGCTTGTTTGCAAACCTTTCTGCTAAAGAAGCTTTTCCAAATCTATCTTCAAAAGGTTTTGTTTCGTAATCTTTCTTTACTTTATTATAGAATAGATTTTCAATATCTTCAACAGAACCTTCAAAAGTAGGGTCAAACTTGAACCCTGTCATAAATTCGCCATATTCTGTCGCTCCCTTGTCAAAAGGAACAATCATGCCGCCTTCGCCAGAATATTCAAAACCTCTTGGAACATCGCCAGTTGTAAGAAAATCGTTTATAGCCTTGTTAGTCCAGTAAGGAACATCAAAAATATCCTTGTATCTTTGATATTCAAGGTCTTGTTTTGTGGCGTGGTCTTTTAGATAGTTAATTTCTCTTAAAAGATTGTTTGTTGTAAGGTTTTTGATTCTGGACTTTTCTTTAGTACCTAAAGTTTCAGAAATGTTAAAAGGCTCAAAAAACCTTTCTCCAGAATTTTCAAAAATTCCTACAAGATTGTTAGCGATTTCAGTTCTTTGGCTCAAAGGATTCATGTTCTTGAAAGCATCAAGAACTGGTTTGTTATCCTTATTTTGTCGTATGTATTCTTCTGCAAGTTCTGTAAAAGAAGGGAATTTTGTTGTAGGTTTGTTTGAATAATTTTTTAATTCTATGGCGTTAGAAAGGGAAAAATCTAATTTATTTTTCCTATCCTTATAGACTTCTTCTAAAGCCTTCATTCTCTTGTCAAATTCTTGCTGGGAATAATAACCTGCCATAAAAACTCCTATTCAAAAGAATCGTCAAGGTCAATTCTGTAAAGCGTTTTCTTGATGTTTCCATTTTTATCTAGTTCGTTTACAGGAATGGCCTTAATCTTCAAACCAGTATTTGCTAAAACTTTTGTCCTGTTTCCCAATGCGTTTGTTGAATAAAAGTTTTCACGCAATATCTTGTCAAGAGTATCAACATTGCCCTTTGACAATAAACCACCATTTTGTATAGTGTTGTAAAGATTATACAAGGTTCTGTATGTACTTCTTCTATTCACATCAGTGTTGCTGGTTTTATCAATATTCCTATACTGATTTATTTCAGCTTCGTATGCTCTTAAACCATAAGACTTGGGTAGATTGAAATTCGGATTTTTTTCAAAAACATTCCTAACGCCTTGGTATCTAGCTTCATTTGCAAGCAAAGGATAGATTACATCCCTATACTTTCCAGCGTTTCTATTGTCTTTTGTAATAGACGAAGATAATTCGCTTGCTAGAGAAAGAATATCCTTTTGCCAGCTAGTATTATCAGCATTTGCTTGCATATAGCTATCAAGGTTATCCCTTACTCCATGTTTTCTAAAGTTTGCGATTGACAAATCTTTATTAAGAAGTTTTCCAACCTTTTTTAGAATGGGATCGCTTTCTTTAGTAGGTTCTTTTTTTGTTCCGATACTTGTGTTTTTGTTTGTATAGGGAACAACCTTACCATCAACAAAAGCAAGGTTACCTAAACCACCTTTTTTTTGACTTTCACCTATATTGTTTTTTTGAAGGTTTTCAGTTTGAGTCTGTTCGTATGAGGGTAATCTTGTAGAACCGATATTCTGACCAATACCGCCTTGACCTTCCATAGATGGTCTTTCAAAATTCTCAATTCTCTGATAACCTGCGTCTTGCGGCTTGATGTTTAGACCGATTTCAAGTTTCTTGTCAACATCGCTTGCACCCTGCATATATGCCGAAGATTTTGAAAGCTGCGCATTACCACGCTGCTTCCAGTAGTTACTGCTATTTTCAAGATAAGCAGCATCCCTCAACAAGGCATCGTACTGGCTTGCGAAATTCTGATACTTTTCAAGTTCCTTGCTCTTGACAACTTCAAGGAATTGTGGCGTTCCGTAAGAACTTCTAATCTTGTTAGCAACATTTTCTGGAATACCATAATCCTTAAACAACTTTTCAGCCTGTTCCCTACGGATTTTAGAATTTTCCAAATCACGCTGGGCGTTGGCAAATGATGTTTCGGCTCGTAAATCGGATTCAAGCGATTTACCAGCAAGAGTTGTGATAAGGTTGGCACCTTGTCCGAAAAGATTTTGAGCCATTCCTTGACGGGCTGTATATTGCTGCATAGCACTTTGAGCAAGACCACTCTGCTGACCTGCAAGATTTGCCATGGGTTCCGACAAAGAATCTGCTTCGGGATAGAAAATAGGCTTCGTCATTGCCGCTGCAATAGCTGCATCACGCAAGACAGCTTGATTTCGCATCTGTTGCTGTTCGTAAGGAGTGTTCTTCGGGTACTTCAAGAAGTCGTACCAAGGGTTATTATCACGGCTTTCTACAGAAGTAGGCTCCTGCGTCTGATTCGGAACAGCTTGGTTTTCTATTGAACTTGTTTCGTTACCAGCAACAGGAGAACCAGATGCTGCTTCCATTGCAGCCTGTTGTTCCGTTGCGTTACTTTCTTGATTCAATAGAGCCTTTTCGTCTTCGGACAAAGGAGCAACATTTCCGTTTTCATCGGTCTTGAATACATGCTTTGAACGGAACGGATTTACCATGTTGCTTCCATGAGTTCCGAATGTAAGTTTGCCTTCTGGTGTAATGCCTAGACTGGCTAGACCTTTCTGTATGGAAGGTGCTTGACCAACAAACGGAGTTGTTCTAAACCCGTTCTGAACGGCTAACCCCTTATCGTAGTACCCGTAATCCTTACGGGCGTTCTGCTTCTGCCATGCTTCAAATTCAGCTGCTGCTTGCTGCGCTTCCCAGTTACGCTTCTGATTAAGAATGTCCTGCTGAATACGATTGTTTCTCAACTGGACATCAGAAATGTCGCTAAAAGCGTCTGGTTTTACTCTTGCGTAAGGAAAAGTCATTAGACAACTCCGTAATCAAAGTTAATCACTGGATATTCGTTAATTCCACCAATCTGCTGCATATACTTCTTTACGATTTCATCGTATTGCTTCGGTGTCAATGTAGCTAAAAGAGGATTTCCTGCTTCTGTCACGGAGCTTCCACCACCAGCCAAAACCATAGGCTCATTTTCGTTCTGTCCTGTAGGATAGATAGGTTTTTCCCATACAGATTCTTCGTTTCCGTACATACCTTTAAGAATATCGTCAACACGCTTTCTCTGGGCATAAGCTTCAATACCCTTACCGAGAAGGTTCAACCCATCAACGGCTGCATTAGCACCCCAGTTACCTTCACGGGATGCTTGAACTCGCTGACGATAATCGTAGTTTGGCTGATAGTTAGGATTTGACCATCGTGTATTCTCAAACATATTTACCTCTAGTAAAGTTTAGGTGCTTGTGCTTGTGCCTGTGAAGGTGCTGTAAACTGCGCAAACGGGCTTACGCTTCTACCACCAGCTTGCGCTACAAGATTAGAGTATGTTCCTGCGAGGTTTGCGTAGGCATCGGCAGCAGAGTTCTGGTTACTGATTCTTGCGCTTGTAACATCACCATACATACCAAGGCCACTTCCAAGGCTGTTTCCGTATGCTTCCATAACTCCAAGCCGTGTTGTAGCCTTGTTCTTCAACATATCGTTATACGCCTTCCATTGGTCTAGAGCCAAGCCCTTGTCTTGGAAGTATGCTTCACGGGCTTCCTTATAAGCCTTCGTGGCATTTTCGTTCATAAGGTTAGCGGTGTTGTTGATAAGTCCACTTGAATAAAGACCACCACCATTAGCAGCAGATCGTTCCAACGCCCTCTGTTGTGCGTTTGCATTTGTTTCCCACGCCTTGTCATAGAAGTCCTCTATGTTCTTGGTGTAGTCAAAATCTGTAGGGTTGTAAAGGAAGTCGTTAGGACTTTCTACAAGGTTCCTGTAGTTCCTTGAAAGAGAACCCATCAGCTCTGGAGAATAAACATCACCAATCTTTGATTCGTATTCTCTCAACAGGTCTTCGTTAGACCTGTAGTTGCCTTCAAGGTTGCTCCATGCATCAGAAGCCCTAGAAGCTGCTTCGGCAGCTCCCTTCTGCGCCTGTCTGTTAGCCTTTCCCTGTGCGTAGGCGTTGATTAGCCCACTTCCAAGAGCCATTCCACCTGCTGCAAGTAAACTTCCAATCATTTTTTAGTTCTCCTGTATGAAAACGCCTTCTACCTGCCATCGGGTGTTTTCTGGTTGTGAAATGGTAATCTGCTCTTTTGACGCTTCAATGAAAACGCTACCAAGAAAGCCATCGTTACCATATATTTTACAATAATACCTGTAGTTACATTTGGGAATAGTGAATGTTTTTGTTCCAGAACCGAGCTTTTGCCAAAAAACGGCCTTGCCGAATTTGGCTACCTTTACTCCGTCAGAACTTTCGTCATTTCCCCATTCACCCTTCAAGCCTTCCAAAGTCTGCGATATTCGCATTTCGTCAAAATTCTTTGACCAAGCTTCGCTAATATGCGTAAACCTACTTTCTGCCGTATCGGTAAGCATCAGAAGCCCCTTGTTCTTGTATAACGAATCTTGCTATTAGTAATAACCCAGTCAACAGGAGCCGTTAGAGAAACTTCAATTACCCCTAGCCTAGCCATTCCAAGACCTAGGAACTGGCAAAGATAGTCATATTCGCCTGTACGACCCATAAAAGCATCGTTTAAGTCCTGCCATGTATTACCGCCATCAGCACTGAATCTTCCCATTACGGCTGGTTTATACCCAGCATTCTGCCAAGCTTCGCCATCGTGGGGTTCGCTCATATCGTCAAAAGGATTTTCGTATGGAGTTGTACCGACATTGCACTCAATCCTAAACTCATTTACGATAAAGTTTGTCAAGTCTGAAACGATTATGGGAGTTCTACGCAACCTGCGAATAGGTCTTCCATCCCATTCCGTATGCTTGTTCTCAACAACCTTCATCAAGCAGTTGTTTTCATAATTACCGAGATATACCTTCCCGTTGAACTGATGTGCAAAAACGGGGAACCAGAAGTGGTCAACATCCATTTTTGCGTCACGGGTGCTTCTGTTATGCCATAGACCAGTGTCAAAATCATAAGCGAAAGTCTTGTCTGCCTTCGGGAAAGTGATTATGTAGAAATGGTGTCCTGCGTAGTTGTAGCCGAAACCAATTGCATCATCGGTAACATCCATAGCCTGTATTTCCCTGTCAAGGGCAAATGTGGATATTTTCTTCGGCTTGCCATCAATAGCTACGCACCAAATTCCATTATGACCATCATCACCACTTCCAAGCCAGCAAAGCTCGTTTTCTGTCTTCGCAAGGCTCTGCGGTGCAGCAATTCCGATGTTGTTTCCCATTAGAGAGTTTTTGAGCTGGTATTCGCTATCTTCCATCGTGAGAACGGCATAGCTATGCCCACCAAACACGAAAAGCGTACCATTGTTGATACACTCCATTGCGAGAACCTTGTCACCAGTATCGGATAGAGGGGTATAGAACATATAAGCACCCCTATCATCCTTCCAGCCCCATTCGTTAGCAGGAACATCCTTGTAAAGAGGTGTGTAACCATCGGCCTCATACTGAATCTTGCCATCAGAATCAAGGTCGTAAACCTTGATTGTACCGCCTTGGAACGCTCCTACACGGGAAATGAAAACTTGTCCGTAATCGGCATCGTTGATTAGGATTCTACTTTTCATTTCAACGATGTGGGTAGACCTGCAAGGCGTTACGTTCAACTCTGGGTTACTATTCTGGTTAAGCGGATTGTAAGGATTCCTTGGATTCTCAATGACTTCAAGATGAACTTCAGAATCATTATCAAGCAGTCCACAAACAAGAGTGTTAGTCCGTCCGTAAGCCATGCATAGCTGCGAATTTACACCGCCACTTTCTGCAAACCTTACTGGCTGCATAACGGCTTCAACACCGCCTATCTTTACACAGCTTTGAGCCTTTAGGTTTGGTTTGATTCTCCATAGGTTCTTGTCAAAAATAGCGTACATATATGGTACGCCTTCTGGACTTGAAGAACTTGTATAAATTCCACGGCATCCAACACCATAGGTAAAATCATCGTTAGGAGTGTTTGAAGCTGAATTTGCCCCAAAGTACAGGACGGCTTCGTTCCCATCAATGCTCTTTAAAATCTTTTCGGTATATCCGTTGTTACCAGTATTTACAGGTTCAACAAACATATTCAAGGATATTTCTGGTGAAACAACCTTGAACCGACCTTCGTAGGAACCACCGACAATGGAAGGTAATTCAACTCCGTAATTTTCGCTCATTACCAGCCCCTAGGAGAAAGAATATTATAGAACGGATTTGAATCAACATCAGTATAGAGGATGTGATGATCGTTCTTGTTTCTGTCTTGAATCTTGTTAAGAATATCATCCTTTTCGGCAATCAAGACTTCAATATCGGTTGTGGGAAGCTTGTACTTTCGTGAAAGGCGAATTGCAAGAGTTACGATGAATAGCTGCACATATTCTGGTGGTGCATCAAGAACATCGTCAATTGTTACTTTGTCAAGATTCCTATTGTAAACGATACGGATGTCACGGGTTGTAGGTCTGTTGAGATAGAGAAAACCGCTTTTACCAGTTCTCTGATATGTAGCCAAGGATGGAACGGCAGGAACATTCAGTACATAAGGTGTTATAGCACCAAATCCAACCACCTGTATCGGAGACCAGTTCAGACCATTCCTATACGAAACCTGCAATACGCTAACTGGCTGAACCTCGCTAATTATGTACGGAGTACCGCCAAAACCGACCTGCGGTTCCTGCGGCTGTTCGCCTTCTTCTTCGGCTACGAAAAACTGATATGTCTGATAGCCAGACGGAAGTTCACGAACATTCTGACAATAGGGAAGATAATTCTCTAGGTTGTAGTTGTAGATGATTTGGTTGAGAAAACCTTCGGCTTCAACCGCCCTGTTGCCATCGGGTTCGGCCTTGTCATTCAATATGCCCGAATATCTGTAGGCCGTTGTGATAATATCCTTGATTGTAGCCATAATTTTACCTAAAAAAGTTTATCCGTACATATATTTTACACACAAAAATCTATATTAGTGTCATAGGAGCTTTTATGCAAACCGAAGCTAAAGTAAAGAAATTTGAGGGTCAAACCTTTATTATCGGATATGTCGGAGACAAGCAGGGATGCGGATTCTACCGATTCCGTTCTCTCGCCACATACCTAAACAATGTTGAAAACTGCAAGTACAGGTTTCTTGAACCGCCTTTTGAACTGAATGACGAAAGAATCTTGTCAAAAACGGCTGCAATAGTATTCAAGTCCGATGCTTCCGATATGACGAAGTATTGCATTGAACATTACATCGCTTTGCGGGAAAAGAAGGGTTACACCTATAACCTTGTCATGGACTTTGACGATTTGCCGTACAAGGCAGGTGACAATGGTGCTTCCGATAACCTTGATTCAAAGACAAAGCTTGCCGTTGACAGAATCTTGGTCTTTGCTAAACAGATGGACTTGATTATAGCTTCCACTTCTTTTCTGGCAAAAAAGCTTGAAGAAAACGGAATGAAGAATGTAAAGACAATACCGAATGTTGTCTCTCGCTATCTTTTCGGCTACCCTACACACAAGCTTAACAAGAAACCTCTTATCTGTTATACTGGGTCTATTTCTCACTTTGGTGACAGAGGTTCAAAGGTTGACTTTTCAGAAAAGTGGAAGACTTTCATCAAGATTGGCGTTGAAAACGATATTTTTGATTTCATTGTATTTGGAAGGTCTGAACAGAAGAACAAGTTTTTCGGAAAAAAGCTTGGCTCAAAGATTGGAAACATTCAATGGTCTCACATCTTTTCGTACCCGTCCGTTCTGAAGGCTATCAACCCAGACTTCATGATTGCTCCATTGGCTAATGTTGACTTCAACAAGGCTAAATCAAACATCAAGATGCTAGAAGCTGCTGCTCTTGGTGCTGTTTTTATGGGCGATGTCTTTGAAGGTTCTCCGTATAGCGGATGTTTGGATTGTCAAGCTGTTACGGAAGCAGACACTCCGAAGACCATTATGGATAAGTTTAAATTTCTTGCAAAGCCAGAAAACTTTGCGGCTGTACAGAAGGCGCAAGCGGATTTTATTTCCGAAAGCAACCTTTATACAGAATCCGAAAAGTATATCGGCTACTACTTCAACACTTTAACTAATAAGGAGAACGATATGCCCTGTGGTACAAAGAAGGGTGGCGGTAAGAAGCCCCCGAAAAAGTAATTCCGAGAGGTTAGAACGCTTTTGCAGATTTTCAACTTCCCTATTCAAAGACACGAAAATCTGTGTTGCTGTCATAGCTCAATTGGTAGAGCAACTGCTTTGTAAGCAGTAGGTTACAGGTTCAAGTCCTGTCGGCAGCTTTAAAATCCTGTATCTAGGTTCAAGCCCTAGCAAAGGAACGCTAAAATACACTAGATGTAGAAATGATCTTTGTAGTTTAATAGAACTAAAAACACAGGATAAAAATTTGGAAGGTTATCCTAATTGGTAATGGGCTTGTTTGCTAAACAAGCGTGTGAAAGCACTTGCAGGTTCAAGCCCTGCACCTTCCGTAAGAACATCAGATGTAGTTCAATAAGAATATTCTTGCGTTGTGCGCACTAGCGTAAGAAAGATGCGGGTATCGCTGAATCGGCGCCATTATGATAAAGCCTAGACCCGCCATCGTAGCATTTGCAATCGCTCCTTATGGTAAAAAAATGGGCTACCCCAATCGGGGTAGTCCTTTTCGTCATTGGCAAACCAACAATGACTAATTACGGGAGCTTGACAACAAGCAAGCGGCTACGACGACCATCAATCATCTGCGAGATATACGGAATATCCACACGGACAATCTGCTGACGGGTGTAAACATTAGCCCACTTTGCAACCTGTGCCGTAATCTTACCCACACGCTGCGTGGATTCGGTACAGCCATCAAGCTTCGGATGCTTGTAGGTGTCCCATTCAAGGGCATCGGCATCACGGGCTTGGATAATGGTGTAGTCACCTGTTGCCGTAAGCAGCGTCTTTGCGGTAAGACCAGCCGTACAAATGGCGGTGAAAGAACCATAGGTGTTGCAGTTGGTGATTTCCGCACCAGTAACGCTTGCTGTACCTTCACGGCAAACAATCTTCTGCGAAAGCTTACCAGAGGTATGAGCGTCATTTACGGATTCAACGATGAACACCTTGTCTTCAGAGGTTCTACGACCGAACATATCGGTACACTTGGCTTCAACGCCACTCAAAGTGAACATCATGCCGACATACAGGTTAGTACCTGTAATGCTGATGCCATCTGTTCCGATAGTGGTGACATTGGCTGCTGTCTGCGCACCCGTCACGGAGAGCGTAGGCATATAGGTTTCAGAAACCCAGTCAACATCCATGAAGTTACCGATGAATGCGGAACGATAGATTTCACGCATGATGTCATTCGGAAGGAACAGAGAGAGGTTCTTCGCACCGAGGGAATGGAAGAAAGCGGGATGGGCAAAGCCACGGAACTTACCACGGCTACGGATAGCCTTCAAGGATGCCGCAAGACCAGCCAAATCATCCATGCCGAGTTCATTGGCGTTAATAACCTTGGCTCCATCAGAAACCTTCCAGCCACGATTGATGGAATCAATTTCAATTTCGGTTCCAAGCGTCTGACCACGGGGTTCAGCAATTTCATTCACGAAATCTTCAATTTCGGTAAGGCGTTCCCAAGTACCGAGTTCAACGCTTGTACGGGCGTTCATGAGGGTACAGGAAACTTCACGCTCCGAAACGGCCTTTAGGTCATTAGTGATGTCAACTTCACTAGTGCCAGCATAAGCCTTGCCCGGGTCGGGAAAGTAGAAGTTGTATGTAAGACCGCACTTCTTGCCTTCAACCTTGTCCTTCAGATAAGAACGGGAAGCTTGAATGTACGGGACATTGTCATTGACCGCAGCTGCAATAAACTGGGTCTTTCGGTTTAGGCTGAAAGAATTGGTTTCACCTGCCATAATATACCTACCTTTTAAGTTGTGTATTTACGATAGGTCTTCATGATTTCTGCTTCAGAAGCCGTATCGCTGTTAGACTTGTCGCCACCCTCGCCAATTTTCCCGATGATGGGAACATTTTTCTTGGGTGGAGTTTGGTTATTCTGTTCCGAATTTTTCGGTGGCTGCGCTTCGCTTCCGCTATTCGGTTGCGTTGCACCTTTGTTCAAAACGAATGTCCGATACAAACCTTCTTCCAGACGGGCAAGAGCAAACTTGCGAGAAGTCGGATTCGGGTTGTTCACGATATTGAAAAAGTCTTCTGGCTTCAGTGCAAAATGATAGAGCAGTCGTGGAGCCATTTCGCTATTGTCAATGAACTCCATTACATCGGGGTTAGAATCCAATGCGTTCTTCATTCCTGCTTCCAAAGCTGCATTAACAACTTCGCAATACTGCTGCCTTTGTTCAGCAGGGAACAAGGCTTCCTCTCTCTGAACAATCGTCATGAGACGCTGTTGCTCTTGAAGACTGGCGAGAGCCTGTTCAGCCTGTTGCTGCTGATTCTGGCGAGAGTCCTGCTGATACTGCTGATGCGCAAGATACCTAAAGTAATCTTCCTTGCTACGGAAATTTTCTTCGGTATATTGTTCTTCAGAAGGACTTTCTTCCTTGAACTTTGCAATCTGTTCTTGAAGCATCTTGATTTGGTTATTCAAGGCTTCGTTCTTGGCCTTAAACTCCTTGTTTTCGTTTCGGAGCTTCTGCCAAGTGTACTTGCGCTGTTCTTCGGGAGTGTGAACTTTTTCGTTGTTCGGGGATTCGCTTTCCTTCTTTTCAACGGAAGGCTCGTTAGGTGTAGGCTGCCCACCTGTAGCACCCAATTTTTCCGCTTCATTGGGAGTTTTACCATCGCCATCGCCCGTCACTTTAGGCTGTTCGTGGTTCGGAAGGTCTTCTTCAGTTACTTTGGTTTCATCTTCTTTTGTCTGTTCAGAACTTGAAGTAAGTGACTTCTCCAAATCCTCAAAAGTTTGAGAAGATTCCTGTTCACGGGAGATAACCGCATTTAGTCTTTCTGTAGCGTTCATTCTTTCTACCTATCTAGTTTTGGTTTACAATGCGGACAGGGCACTAGCTACCCCGTCCGTAATCATATATTACACACTTTCCTGCTTATTCTGACCCTGCATCATTATTTGTCGGCTCTGTTTCTCTATTTCAAGGTCGTTCTTCTGCTTCTGTATGTCAAGTTCACCCAATTTCTTCATTAGGTCAATGCTTGCAAGCTTCTGCTTTGTTTCAATTTCAGATTCAGCCTTGCGTTGCTCAAATTCTGCATCCATGTACATCTTTTGAGCGTCAATCTGGTTCTTCTGTTCAGTTTCCTGCTGCTTGCCAATGAGCTGCATCGCTGCAATCTTTTCCTTGCTGGCGTTGTTCATGGCTGCAATCTGGAAGTCGCTCTGAGTCTTCAACTGCAACTGAAGAATCTGATTCTGCAAGTCCTTAATCTGCTCATCCTTCTGCGCCATCTGCTGCTTGTCAAATGCAATGACCTGCTGCATCTGCTGCTGAAGCTGTGCCACCTGCGGAATTTCATCGGATAGAACTTCGGGCGGCAACAGCTTCGCAAGCATATTGCTGATGGAAGAAATTTCAATGTTATCCAAGGTCTTCGTGATGCCGTATGCAATTACAGGCTTCATGTTTTCGGGGTAGAGCTGCGAAAGTGCAAGAAGCTGCCTACGGGCTTCCATCTTTGAAGTGATCGTTTCTGGGCCGCTACCTATCACAGGTCGGACACCTACAATCGGTTCCTCGCTGTACATCTGATAGAACTCCAGAAGAACTTCGGCAAGCTGCTTCATGCTCTGCTTTGCGTGTTCTATGTAGTGAGAAACATTGCTTTCGGTAGACTTCGTTCTCAAAAGAATGCTCTCTGCCGTTTCTTCTGCACCAAGACTATTCGCAATTCCAGTAGAAGGCATACCGACAATGCTGGACATCAAGTCAATCTGACCAGCAACAATCTTCACAATATCGTCACACTGAACCGAATTGTCAAACCTAACTGGCGGGTCAATCTTTGCCCCGTTGCTAGTAAAGTCATTGTACGGCAGAAGCGGAGAAAGATTCTTGTCGGCATTCTCATAATACTTCTCGTTACCTTGCAATGCCGTCTTTCCGATTATCAGCTGCGACTTCGGTGTTCTGGCAAGGCGTTCCATGAGCTGACGGACGGCATAGTTAATTACCATCTGCGGATATTTAAGCTTGTGCGTAATGCCTACGAATGTGCGATGCTTGTTTAGCCAAGTCCTAGAACCGCAAATCGGTACTACTGGAATGTGCTTCAACGGAAGCTGTTCCTGCTGAATGATTTCTCCGTCAAGGAACTTTGTATAGAGTACGTACTTGTACTCCATTTCGGTTCCATCTTCGTTCTTTACGGAGCCATACTGAAGCTCATAGTAGTGAATGATTATGCAGGAATCTTCCTTCGGTCGGTAGTTGTCACCCAAGTCTGGAACGATGTTATCACGGGTTTCTTCATTGTAGAACCTTGCGTACTTTGATTTCGCCTTGTTCTTTGATATGTACTCAATTACTGCGACCTGTTCTGCATCGGAGCCGTTGATTTCGGTAGAGTTCGGGTCAAAAATCACCATCGTAGGGTCATCTACTGCGAATATAGCGGCCTTCTTTTCTTCCGTATTCGTTGCGTAGAAGAAACCACGACCGCACTTTATCGCTGCGTCAAGTCCAGTCTCAACCGCATTCTTCGTCTGCCATTCGTTCTGAAGTTCCTTTACCCATAGATTGATTTTGTCTACAGGAGTGGAAGTCTCGTCAACATTCGTGTATGTTATGTCAAAAGGCTTTGACAGGAACGGGTTTAAAATTGCGTTTGCAAAGTTGTCAATGATGTTGAAAACGGCTTCTGGTCTGCCGTTCTCGTTGGAAACATACTCGTTCCACTGCTCGCCACAGGCAAAATCCCTGTCCTTGCGCATCCGAACGATGTCTGGCCCGCACTTTGCGTCAAATTCCTTGACGAACTTCTTTAGCCTAGAAAGAGTTCCTTCATTAAAAGAGGATTCCTTTTCTTCCATGCCTTCCATTATGCCTTTCTCCATTCATAAGAGTTGTTTATAGCTGCCATAGCTCCGTCAAAGTCGTAACTAGGGTCAAAGATGCCCATTTCGGCTTTGAACGGATTTTCAAGGTCGCCCTGCGCAAATGTCAACGCCATAGCGTCTATATCGTCTGGGGAATAGCCCAGAATTTCCTTCATCTGCTCCTTGGGGTATAACCTACGCTTGCCCTGTCCGTCAATAAAATATCTTACACAGGACAGCTGCATTTCAACCTGCTCGTCCTTCGGTATTGAAAGACCTCGCTTCGCAGCTTCGCTGAAGTTGAAGTACATCAGTGTTCGCAGGTTGCCAAAATAGTCGCTGACATTGTTCGCCATTGAGTTGAAGTGAAGCTCGTTTACGAAATAACCGCCCTTCTTGCAGATGTCTACTGCACCAGATGCGAAACCGCCAGTTCCGTCAAAGTTCAAGATAACCCTTTTCTTCTTTAGGTTCCTGCTCATTAGGTTCTGGCGTATCATTTCGTAAATTGAGAACGAATCGGCTCCATTTATCTTGAAAAGCTGTTCCATGTGCCTACCCCTTCGCAAGTAGGCCGTAGTCGTATCGTCACCGAACCTGGCCACATCTATGCCTACAACTGGTATGTCAAATTCAGTGTAGCCAGTCTCCCTGTTCATCATCTGGGAAATCATTAAGCTGCTGAAGAGCTGGTCTGGGGTGTCGGAATCAAGGATTTCGCCTTCAAGTTCCTGTCTTGCGAAAACACCAGAATAGGTGGCTTCAAGGCTCCTAAAGAACTTTTCCGAAAGAGTGGTGTTGTCACGGGAACGGGCGTAGATGATTTCAATGTCTTCTGGCGGTGTCTCACGGATAATCTTGGAAAAGAAGTTCTTGCCGCCCTTCGGGGTTGACATCATGTAGATTCTGGGGTCGCCAATTCCCTCGCCACGCAATGTAGCCATTGCGACATCAAGAAATTCCTTGCTTGCAAGGGCCGCTTCGTCCATGACAAGGGCCTTGATGTTCGTCAAGCCACGGACATTGTCAATGTTGCTCTTTTCGGCAGAATAGAAGTAAGCAGTATGCCCGTTAAGACGAATTTCCATCTTCGTCTTGTTGCATTCGGGCTGTATTCCCATTTCCGAGATTTTCTCAACGACTCCCTTGAAAAGTACACGCTCCAATGTCTTGTAACTCTGTGCCGTACAGAGTACGTCAAAACCTTCAAGAAGCCATCGCACGACAAGCCACGATGCGCAGAAGGTCTTGCCGCAAGAACGCCCACCGCAAAGGATGGTGAATGTCTTGTCGCTCTGAAGGAAACGCTTCTGGTGCGGCAGAAGGTTTATTCGGAGTATGTTGTCATTCTTTGGGTTCAGATTCCGTTCTCCTTTACGAAGCTGTCAACGCCATTCCAGCCGACACGCTCCTGCGGTGTCTTCTGCTTTTCCTTCTCGCAAAAGAGAATCTGTGTCGGTGCATTGTTGTTGATGTTTATGGGCTTGTCACCCCAAGTTTCCTTTTTAAGAACTGCAAGAACCTTGGCTGCTGCCGATTTCTCGTTTCCAGAAGCTATCCAGTCGCTAGCAAGCTGAATTTCGTAGTCTTTCTTGGCTAGTTCATACTCGTCATAGAGAAATTTGCCTATCTGCTGATGCATTTTCGTCTGTGGGTCGCAGATGTAGTCAAGGATAGGGCTATCCCTTCTGATTTCAAGCCTGTAAAGAAGGTACTTCATGAAAGGCCTGTTCATGTCATCGGAACTGAAACAGGCAAGACGAACCTTCTCGTCCGTACGCATGGCCCTTACTGCCTTCGTCACGAAGTCAAGCAATGAGGGATCGCTTTGCACTAGAATGTCAAGCGATTCCTTCGGAATTTCAATGTCTTCGGACTTAAACATTCATCCCTGCCTTCAAGATTCTCATATCGCAATGCTCATAAGAGCCATCACGGGTGTGGAATAGGCTCATTTTCGCTTTTTCAGCACCTTCTAGGGCCAAATCAACGCCAGTCAGTAGGTGTGTAGCCATCTTGCTGTTTTCGGGCTTAAAGGTGGCTTTCTGCGTAATTGTGCGAGGGGTGGATTGTCTGCGCCTTCTATTCATCATAAGCCCATGAACCTCTGTCTGTATTTCGCCATTTCGTCGTTGTGAATCTGCTTGATTATTGCGTAGTCAGTAGCCTCGTCAGTGTACGGAAAACCAGTCTTGGGGTTTACTGGGTTGGGCAATGTGTTTTCGCTGCCCAACATACCCCTTGCCACGCTTTCTGGTACAATCTGGCATCGGCAATTTGGGTGAGAAATTTCAAGTAGACTAGTTCCCGCTGGAACTTCCATTCCGCTCTTCTGTGCGCATTCGGGACAACAGGCGATATTGCCTACGAAAATAAACCTTTCGGCTGTAGGGTCTTGAATGTTCTCCGCAAACCCGTTCTCGTCTGGAACGCCCTGCGCACCAGCCAAACCAAGCTCAACGGCAGTTTCCGTTGACTTTCCAACGCCACGCCCTGCGGCAACGGCCCCGTCTGCCCAACCAAGACCACGGCTGACCATCCTTCCAGACCTTCCCAAGAGAAGGCTTGGGTATGTCACTTGGCTATTCTGTCTTAACAGGTTCAGAACCTGCGGATTTGTTATTGCCATATTTCGCCCTTATCCTTTGCACGGCTTCCGACTTCAGCTTGTTGAAGTATGCGTGTGAATCGTCAAAAACCCTGTCGTTCTCGCTAGATATTTTACGCCCGTCAAAGTAGTTCTCCTTCGTAAAGGCTCCAAGACATACGTAAAGCTCTGGGTTTGCAAGGCATCCGTTCCTTTCTTCCCTCTTTATCCTGTTTATCAGCTTCTTCTTGTGGCGTGTGAGCGTTCCCTTCATGCGTCTGATTATGCAGTAGGTCAAGAATGAGTACGCTGGCTTCGCTCCGTTGCCCTTCCGTTCTGGATTCCAGTACTTGACCGCATCTATGGCAGCTCTTATGCCATCGTCACGAAGGTTCTCCGCTATCTTTCCCCTGTACCCGTGGAAGTCGTAGCCCCTTTTCCTGTCGGAGTTCTGTAGGATTAGCGATACGGCCCTCATGATGTACACACCAAGCTTGTCTGAACGGATTCCAGTGTTCTTGGCTATTGTCAGAAGGGCAAAAAGCTCTCGGTCATCTTCCATTATCTTGATTTGTGGGTTGATTCCTGCATAGAGAATCCTTCCAAGCTCATAGCATGACAGGCTTTCATGGTAAGGAAGCTCACCGAAAGCGTTCGTCTGGACAAGGCAATCTGGGCAGTTCCTGTCAAAGAGGTCGCCACCGAAGAAATTCTTCACCTTCCTGCTGAAGGAACTCCCGTAGACCCCGTAATTCTCTCTAATCTCTTGGCAACTTTGCATATAGACCAATAT